GACAAGGATCCAAAGATTTGTGAACCATGACGGGAGCTGCGAGAACATCTCAAAGAACAATTTTACCTTGTCCATCGCTGTTGGGTCGTCCGATATGACTGCCCAAGCGAGCACCAACACGGGCAAACTGAGAATTATCAAAACTGCCTCGTCTTTCCAGTCCGATTGACGAGCTTCTAGCAATTTACCCTGGTAAGCTTCCTCACCTCGGGCCATCTTAGAAGCGTGCATCAGTTGTGCTTCAGACATTGCCATTTTCGTCTTCTGCTTGTTCTCATAAATCTTACTACCAGCAGAGACGGCTAATTTTATCGCCGATAACCACATAATTAGTACGCTTTAGAATTTCTTTTCTTTTCTGCTAACATTCTTCTCTGACCGCCAACTGGCATTTCAGGTTTTCCTGTAGCAATATAGTTAAAAGCTTGGTCAGCAGTCGTTTTAGATCTAGGATCTACTTCAATACTCTGCTCTGCAACTTTAACATCTTGTATTTTATCAAGTTTTTGCATTTTTTACTCCTTTTATTAATCTTTATCTACCATAACTTGTGCTTGTTGTATACCAGACTTTGCAAGACTGACTCCAGCACGTAATTTTGCTAAATCTTCGTTCTGATCCATCTTATCTTCGGCAATTTCTTGAGCTTGCATCAATTTAGCTCTGTTTAAATCTTGAGTTGCCTCATCATTCATCTTTTTACGCTCATTTTCCATCGCTCGAAGGTCAACTTCACGTGATTTTAACTTTAATAGAGGGTCAGAATCAAATTGTGATGTAATTTGTTTCTCTTCTTTCATAAATTCCTCTGTCATCTCAGCAATTAAAATAGCTTTTCTTGCTTCAACTTGATTTGTTAGTGCTTGAAGCTGTGCTTGTACCTGCGGATTCATCGCTGCTTGTTGTTGCATCATCATCATTTGTTGCATTTGCTCTCTAAACTCTAGTTGAACTTGTTCTTGAGCCATCAAACTAATGTGTTCTAGTATATTTTTTTGTATTGCAGCCATTACAGCAGGATTATTTCTAACAATATTAGTCGACATAAAATTTAAATGAGCTGTAATGTGTGCTCTGTGGTCTTGACCAGGAAAAGCTTGGAATGGTTTACCACCCAAAGCACTAATATGTTCTAAACTTGGGTCCATAGGTGCCATTGGCGCCGGTGGTGGAAGCACTGCATCAATATTTTTTACACCGATTGCTTCATACATCGTTCGATACACTTGATACATGTTATGTGCTTGTGGATTAGCACTAGCTATTTGTAATTGTGTTTGAGCTAAAGTAATTCTCTGACTCATTGAAAATATATTTGGATCTGCAACTGGTATGACGTCTACTCTATCATCAAAGTCAGCTTGTTTAATATTTCTTGCACCACCTACAACATCATAAGGATACTCTGGTGGTAAATATTGTGACACAACTTTTGCAAGAAGTTTAAATTCTTTTTTCATTGCTGCATAACATCTTTTGTGTATTGCAGACATAACTCTTGAACCTCTCTCAAGAAGAGCGATTGTAGTTCCAACTGCAGCTTGTTGATTACCATCACCCACTTGCATGTCAGCAATAGCCGCGAATCTTTGACCTGCATTAACAACAATACCTAAAAGATTTAATAATGTTTGAGATGGTTCTTTGTATGGTAATGGAAAGAATGCATCTCTTAAATTACCACCTGGTGCATCTACATCTTTAAATTCACCTGGTTGTATAGGAGCTGCTTCATCTCTAACTCTTACACCTCTTTGTTTAAATCCTGCTGGTAAGTTTGATAGGGTACCTGCGTCTAATAATTGACGGAGAGCCGCCGTTGCCGTACGACTCAATCCGCCAATCATGTGAATGAGTCCAAAGCCATAAAATCCTAGTCCTGGCAGAAATTTGAAGTGGACAAAATATTGGATCTTATTTTTCTTTAGATCATTGGGCGCATAGTTCCTTCTGATAGAAAGAACTTTCCTATTACCTTCTTCAACAGTTACGATGTAAGGTAATTTTATTCCAGTCGGTTGTCCGTCTGCACCGACTTCTTCGAAACCTTCTAAGTCTAAATTAACATGACATTCTAACAAAGTATAAACTGGTTCGTTCTTTCCAGTTTTCTTACTGCCTTCAAGATCACGTTCTTTTTTTGCAAGCTCATCATTTGTATCTGTGCCTGGTGGTCCTAACTCTACATCTCTGTAGAAACCATTGACTTGTTGTTTTCTTAATTCGTTTTCAGAAATTTTAATTGTATGAATAATCGCTTCCGCATCGTCTAATGAGGTAGCCGTGTACGGAACGATTAATTCATCTGCTGGAACAAACTTAGATACAGCTCGTCCCATG